CCCCCCTTCCCCAAAAACCACACCAAACGGCGCAAAAGTATGGTATCTTTCGTCCACGGAGGAGAACCAATGGGAAAGAAAAAGCTACGTAAAGGAGCAAACTTTGTGAAGGCAACGGCCCCCCAGCCGGAGCAGATGTCGCTGATTTCGATCACGCCGATCCTTGACGGGAAGGTTGATCACGGATATACGCACTCGCTGTTGAATATTCAGCGGGCCTGTTTGCAGGTTGGCATAAACTTCAACTGGAGCTTTGTGATCGGCAACTCAATTCTGCCCGCAGCGCGCAATCGATGCGTAGCGAAGTTTATGGAGGAGTCGTCGGCAACCCACATGCTGATGCTTGATGCTGACATCACCGTCAATTGGCAAGACGTCATGGCCGCAATTGTCGCGGACAAAGAGGTTGTCGCCCTGCCGTGCATTAAGCGCCGCGTTGACTGGGATCGCGCTGTCGAGCTGATGCGCGCCAGGCCAGAGGTTCCTGCTCGGTATATTGAGACGGTCATGGGTAAGCCAAACTTCTTGCTCGACACAAATGCGCCAAACCCAAACGAGATTGAGGCCAAGCTTGGGCTAATGCAGGCCACGCACGCCGGAACCGGGTGTATGATTGTCCAGCGAAAAGCCTTTGAACGATTCCAGGCAGCCCATCCGGATCGATTTTACGTAGAGCACGCAAACGACGAAGAGGTCAAGACGTTTGAGTATTTCCGGTATGGCCGCAGGGACGGATTTTTTATTGGCGAAGATTACAACTTTTGCGACGAGTTTCGCGCAATCGGCGGAGAAATTTGGGTTAAGGTTGACGGACAAACGCGACACTCAACATCGCTTGGCTTGATGTATGATCTTGCCGGCTTACACGCACTAGAAGGGGAGAAATAACATGGACCTTTTGGCAGTAGCTCTTGGATTTATTCTTGGATTCTTTATAAGTGCCTTGTTGCTTGCCGGCGGCATGTCAATGAAGGTTGCCGAAGGCGAGCGCAAGGCTTGGACTGAAGCTATTGGCGTTTTCATCGGCCTGCAGCGCGAGCATGCAAAGTGGCACGCAGAAGATGCCAAGCGAAACATGCCTGATCTGACCGGACCAAAAAAGAAGGCGCACTGATGCAACAGCCACGAATTCAATCAACACCGCCATCAGGTAATAAGTTTCCAAAGCTCTGGGTTTCAACACCAACGCTTGATGGCAGGGTTGGTACGGAATACATGCGAGCTTACGACAACTTGAAAGCCGCGCTGTTTCAGCAGCGAATTAACACCAACGTTGATTTTTTAAGCGGCAACTCAATTTTGCCGGGTGCGCGAAATTACCTAGTTAATCGTTTTATGGAATCCGGCGCTGATTGGCTGTTGATGGTGGACTCGGATATTAGCTATTATCCAGAGGACATTCTGGCAGCGCTTCCCCACACTTCAAATGCACTGATTGGCCTGCCTTGCTGCAAGAAATTTGCTAAGTGGGATCGCATTGCTGAGACCGTACGAAATAATCCTGACTATCCGGCAAAAGACATTCCGGCAATCCTTGCAGATGCAAACTTTGCTGTTCCAGAAAGTGGCATTTTGCGCACCGATGACTATGGCCTTGCAAACGTTGAATGGATTGGCACCGGCGTGATGCTTACTTCTCGGGAGGCACTCGACAAGATTGTGGCAGCCAACCCGGGGGATCTTGTGGAGTGCGACGGAAAGCCGGTACAGCAGTTCTTCCGATACGAATCGCTTGTTGAAGAGAAGGACGGAAAGCCGTGGACCAGGTATTACGGCGAGGACGTGTCATTCTGCCGCCTAGCTAAGCGTTCGGGCGTTGCAGTTAAGGCAAAGATGGATGCCAGAACCGGCCATGCTGGGTTCTTTGATTATCGATTTGACGCCCAAGCGGTCAGTCGGCTGAAATATGTTCCTGCCCCCAAAAAGGATTGAACCGAGACTCTTCCAACGGGTAGGCATATACAAGCCAGTTTGATCGTATTTCCCGTCCAGAAAGATCTGAGCCCTCAAGCTTTGGCACGTAGGCAAGAACATGTTCCCTACTGCTGAATTGCCGAAGGTCAACGTGTGCCGTTTCTGGAGTTGATTTAATTACCCGATCAAACTTTGGCAATATTTTTGCAGCAGACCAATCAAGCATTACCCGACTGGCAACATCGCCGAAATCCAGCGCAACAACGTAGGGGTCAGGAAGAACAACCGTTGTGAACGACTCTTCAGCTCTGATTCCAAGGTTGTGTAGGATAAAGGAGACACGTTGCTTGCTGATGCCGTGCATCCTTCCGATTTCGTTGGCCGTGTAGCCATCCATGAACAAGCGCCCGATTTCTTCATTTCTCTCCTGCTTTTTAGATCTCACGGCAATTCTCGCAGAACATCACATAGGTTTCGTGGTCGTAGCATGCAACAAACTGTTCGTCGCACGCCTCACATGCCCGTTCCGCAAGTGCAACGCCGCATCTATCTCCGCACTCTTCCTCAATAGACTCGTCCTCAGGGAGAAGGTTGATAAATTCGCTCATCGCTTCTTACCTGCGTCTGCAGAAATGGCCGGGCCACACTTTTTGTGATATTTGCGAAGCGCTGAACGCCGAGCAGCCCCCTCCGGAAACCAGATGTGCTTCCAGGTGCTGATGTCATTTGACATAATTGCACTGTTGCATACATAGCAAATAATGCCGGTAAGGTGCGCCGGCTTAGGGGAAGACTTAACTGCCAGCTTTGCGTTTGCTTTCCCTGCCATGTTGCCTCCATGCTTCCGGCGGTGGGGCCGGCACGCGATCAAACATGCCGGCCCGTCCAACTCGGGCCACCCCCACCGACCTCTGGGAAAACGCCCAGAGACGTTACGCCCCGGTTGGAAGGGGGGCAGTAACACAAGATAGTGGCGACAAGACTACAAACGCAATCCTGTGAAAATCTACTCATGGTGTGTTATAGTGCGCCCATGAATCAAACACCTCCGCCAAGCCCTAAGGCAGCGGCACTCTGGTACCTCTGGTCTTCGTCGTTCAACATGGCCATGTCGTACGCGCCACGATGGTCAAGCGACCTGGACCCATATGAGGTGCATTTCCCGGGGACGTACGGTCATACAGATTTTGTCCGGCTAAACGAAGAAGAGGCACAATGGCTTATTAGCATGAAAACAGGAGCTAAGAATGGCTAAAACATTGCTTATTGTCCCCACAAGACACCGCCCAGATTCCTGCGACGCACTTCTGGGACAGTTTCGAGAAACCTCACAAGATTGCGACATTCTCTTTGGCATTGATGAAGACGACTACTCCCCATACTCAGATGAGGTTATGGCCCTTGCATCAATAAACCCTCGCCTTCGAATGTGTGGAACGCTAAATCTTCTGGCAACAAAACATGCAAACGACTATGAATACCTGGCGTTTATGGGCGATGATCACCGGCCAATGACAAAGGGATGGGATGTTGAGCTTGCCAATGAAATCGGGGATCGAGATGGTGTTGCATACGGCAATGACTTGTTGCAGCGAGCTAACCTGCCAACTGCCGTAATGATGTCTGCCTCTATCGTTCGCGCAATTGGCTACATGGCTCCGCCAGAATTAATCCACATGTACATGGACAATTTCTGGAAAATGCTTGGAACCGACCTGAATCATCTCCGGTATCGAGACGATGTAATCATTGAGCACCTACACCCGATTGCCGGAAAAGCAAACGTTGACGCCGGATACACTGAAGTCAATAGCCCGGAGGTGTACAGCAAAGACTTAGTAGCTTTTGAGCAGTACATTCGGACTAGATACCCAGAGGATTTGCAGAAAATTCTTAACAAGTGAAAAACGTTATATCTTTTGTTCTTTACGGCAACAAGCAACGCTACCTAGTTGGCGCATTTATTAATGTTGTTTTAGCCGCAAAAATCTATCCAGAATTCACAGTAAGATTTTATCTAGCCGACGATGTTCCCGGTTGGGTTGAGAAAGAACTGAAAAATTTCAAAAATGTCGAAATTAAAAAGACCCCACCAGCAAACAAGTGGTTTATGCACGCCTGGAGGTTTTTGGCGTTTTCTGACCGAGAGGTCGAGATCGTTTTAGTGCGGGACGTAGATGCTCGCCTTACAGTGCGAGAGCGCCGAGCATATGACGAATGGTATGAGAGCGGACTTGATTTTCATATCATGAAAGATCATCAGATCGGCCATAGGCTATGGCCCATTGGCGCCGGGATGTGGGGCGGGTACGCAGAAAAACTTAGAAACATGGCGACGCTTATGGGGGTATACCTTCAGGAAAACCCAACAGGAAGCGACTATCTTTCGGACCAGCATTTTCTTAGGGAGAAAGTTTGGCCAAAGGTGCAAAAAAGTTGCATGGTGCACGATACGTATCACAACACAAAAGTGCAGCAGCCCAGCGTAACCAAAAAGTTTCCAGTCGAGCTTGAAAATCCAGCTAATCACGTCGGAGCTGCGCTTGACGAAAACGATTATTTTGTCTTCTGGGAAGACGAAAGCCTTTCCGTCAAAAATGGCGGAATCGGCAGGTTTGAATATGACCTTGAGTTGTTGGAGGCATACTAGTGAACATTCTCATCACCGGCCATCGCGGGTTTGTTGGTCGGCACTTTCAAGAATTCTATGAAAAGCAAGGGCACACCATCCTGGGTGTTGATATCGTCGACTCAATGGATGTGCGAAAATTTTTCTCTTTAGCCAACCACACAAAATTTGACCTGGTTATTCACCTTGCGGCAGTAGTTGGCGGAAGGGCAAAGATTGAGGGAAACCCGCTATCCGTCGCCGTAGACCTCTCCATTGACGCAGAGATGTGGCAGTGGGCAATCAGGACCAAGCAGCCCCGGGTAGTTTACTTCTCATCCTCTGCTGCGTACCCAATCCACTTGCAAACAAAGCAGTCACACAAGAAGCTTACAGAGTCAGACATCAACCTGGACGACATCCGCAACCCAGACCTTACCTACGGCTGGTCAAAGCTCACGGGCGAGTACCTTGCCAAGTTCGCGGAGGCCGAAGGGGTTCGCACCCATATCTTCCGTCCGTTCTCTGGGTACGGTGAGGATCAGGCGTTGGACTATCCGTTCCCATCGTTTATCGAACGCGGACAAAACCGTGATAACCCATTTGTAATCTGGGGCGACGGCACGCAAACCCGCGATTTTGTGCATATCAGCGACGTCATCGGCTGCGTCGATGCTGCCGTGAAGCAGGACTATCGCGGACCGCTCAATATCGGCACGGGCCACCCCACAAGCTTCCAGCAGCTTGGGGAGATGGTGGCTAAGGCCGAGGGGTACTTCCCGAAGTTCCAGTTTTTAACCGATAAACCTGAAGGCGTCAACTGGAGAGTAGCGGATATCTCTGCTATGCTGAAGGTATACACACCGAGAATTGATCTTGAGACCGGCATTAAACGCGCTTTGAGCGCAAGGAGATAGAGTGAAAGAAGTCAAGATTTTTGAGGATCTTACCGTCTTGCCGGATCTTTTTGTTGAGGGAAGCTTTGAGGCAGAATTTCAAAAGATTTACTCGGAAGCCTTTTCGTTACTAGTGCAAAAACAGCGCCGGTACGGAAACTCCAACATCGAGCAGCTTGGCCTTCACGGAGTGATCAGCCGCATTTCTTTTGACAAAGTTTCGCGGGCGTTAAAGTTTATGAACGGCAAAGTTGTAAGCGGGAAAGTTATTCTGGACGACATGGATCACAGCACTGAGGAGTCACTTGAAGACACGCTTCTTGATATCGCAAACTATGCGCTAATTGCAATTGCCCTGCAGCGCGGCGCATGGGGAAAGCCTCTTGAGGATAGCCTTGTAGAAAAGGAGCTCAGCTAGTGTCATTGCGGGAATCCGTCTCGATGAACTACCGGCAGCTAGAAGACGAGTTAGAGAAAATGTATCCGGGGCTAAATCGTGGCGAGGCATCAAAGAAGCTTGCTGGCGAAATGGGCGGATATAGCCACCGAACCATCGCCGCCTACGTGTACGGCCATCGACGAATTGTGCCGCAATTTATCGCGCGATTTTTAGACTTTTACACCCTTAAGCACGGACGCTCTGCGGACGAGCTCCTGCAAAAGCTTTCCGTTGCAGAAGTCGCCACGTCACCAAAGCGTGTTGTACTTGCCGAAAGCAAAATGCTTATGCGCATGACCAAAGCAGTTGATGCAATGTGCCTTAATTGTGCCGGAGCAACAATTGAGGAGGGTGGATTCTGCTGGGACCGCTCTTGCCCGCTAGTCGAATTTACACGATACCCAGCAAAGGATGGATCGACGCATGAATAGAGAAGATTTGTGGATTGTCTTGGAAAACGACCGAGAGCATAACGTGGTATTCTGGGCCGTAATCGACCGAGTAAATCGCATCGTAATCGGCCAGGGGCTTTCAAATCAAACCGATACTGCGGCAGAGCACGCCGAGGCACTCGTCAATCAGTTAGTCGGAGGTGACAAATGAGTCTTAAGGCAACACGCACAACAAAAAATGTTGTTTCGCTGTCTGACCGCGCAATACTTTTAGACCTTTCGGAGGAACTAGCTGAGTACCTGACAACTGTATCGAAGCGTCTTGCGCCGGTTTTGGGCGGCAAGGATGAGGACTACGAGGGGTTCTGTTTCATTGGGCGCGATGAAAAGACCCAGAAGATGCGCGCACATATGGCGATGCACACTCCGGGTGCCCGACTTTCAACAACATATATGGGTCGTGATGCTGAGGACCTTGAGCGCTTTGTTCACGCTTGGGCTAATCACACCATCATCAATAAGGTGGCAGGGGTAAAGTGAACAGCAAAAACGCAAAGGCAATTCTGGGCATTTTGCAGCGCTACCCAAACACTTGGGTTGATGCTAAGCTGATCCAAGGAGAAATTCCACAGGGTGAGCGCTTTGGTGCATTTATTGCAGAGCTGAGGAATGCTGGCCATGTTATTGAGCATCAGCAAAACCCAGACCCAAAACGCAAGTCTTGGCAATATAAGCTTATAGTTGTAGATAAGAACACGATCAGGGGTGGATGGATTTGCTGCCGCTGTGGAAGGATTGAAGCTAAAGATTCGGTCAAGTCCAATACGTTGTCAGAGCGACATGCAACAACGTACTGTATTACCTGCAAAAAGAAGCAGGTATTCGAATTTAGGAGCTAATATGTCCGCAGTAGTACAAAAGATCGATGACGTCCTGTATGCAGACGGATGGGACGACTGCCTGGTAGGCCACGGAAATATTTTTCATGGAACAGATGGCCAGAAGATTGTTGCCATTTACGACCGGGACAAGATGGTCAAGAGGATGGCGCAGGAAATTATTGAACAGGAAAACAACCGCGACCAGGACCAGGAGGAGGGGTTTGACCCGTACCTTGAGGCCGATGAGTACATCTCCTTTAACGTAGAGGGTGCGTATCTGCAGCCTGGTATGCCGGTGTTTGCAACGTTTGATCAGCAGGTAGATTTTGGGAAGGTTGCCACGTGCGACTGCGGTCAGTGCTAAGCCATGATGAATTTTGTCTTGGCGCTATCGCTCATTATTTTTCCCTGCGCTCAGCAGCCTGATTTTTACGCCCAGGCCGAAGACGACTGGGCTCGTGACCGTATTCTTGAGCCAGACGATTTCTGGCGTGGCGGATATGTGCGCGACGGATTTGTTTGGGACGGTTCAGGTAAGGGTTCCGGTATCACGGTCTATGTTGTCGATACAGGAATTGCAGACAACGGTTTTATTGAAAACCTTGCCCCCGGCTTCTACAGCTTTGGGAAGAACACGCTTGATTGCGGCAGGGGCCACGGAACATCCGTTGCATCGCTGATTGCCGGCTCCGGCTACGGCGTTGCCGAGAACGCTACCGTAGTTCCCGTTCGTGTGCTGAATTGCACTGGCGGCGGAACCAGAAAGGCAATTTTGGCAGGGCTTAATTGGATCGCCCAAAACGCCAACCCTGAAACATCCGTAGTTAACATTAGCTTCGGCGGCAAGGCAGACAAGGCGGTAGACAATGCCGTTCAGGCCCTTAGTGACCTCGGTATCCCGGTTGTTATTGCCGCAGGTAATTATGGGGCAAATGCAAAAAAATACTCACCGTCACGCATGGGTTGCGAAGACGGCCTCATGCTTGCAGTTGGAGCAAGTACTTGGCTTGACCTTCCGTGGACCGGATCAAACTACGGAGAATGCCTCTGGCTATACGCTCCGGGAGCCAATGTTCTGGCTATGAGCCGGGTAGACGAGAAGCTTGTTTCCGGAACCTCTTTTGCTGCGCCATATGTATCAGGGGCAATTGCTGCATATGCGTCTGAATACGGCGTTACAACGGAAGAGGCGCTTGCGATGGTTATGGAATCGACATCGCACACCATGACGATTGCAAAAAGGATTAACACCACCAGCGCGCTTTTACAGATGTTTGCCGGAGACGAATTCGCGCCAGACCTTTGCGCTCGTGAATGGTGGTTCTGCTAGTAACGTTTAGCAGCAGTAAAATAAAAACCGTCGCCGCCCAAATCGGCCGCATAGACAAGGGCGTCAACAACGTCGTCGTGCGAGCCGTTTGGGAAGGCGAGGAGCTGCATTTCCAAGTCGTCGATCCCAGGTGCACCATTGACGTGAAATACTTTTCCGGCTTCATACCGAGCTGCAAGCGCTCGTGACCGAGTAACCTTGTCTCGGTCTGGCCGCACTGGCCGCGCGGGAAGAGAGGTTGTCGAGAGCACCTCTCGAACAAATGTGCTTTGATGCTGGACAGCCTCAATGTTAACCGACTCAAAAAACCGAGGGTCATCTAGCTCCGGGTCTAGACCTTTGATCCCAACAAGCCGTTGCGGCCAAAGAATTCTGGGCCCAGAGTCGTAATCAAGATTTCCGCCACCGTCAATTCCAGTAAGCCACGCCCTGTGGCCCTCTTGTAGCCGGGCCTTCCAGCTTCCAACAACATAGATGTTGTGCTGGTCGTCGACGACCACCTCAACGGCGGCGGTGTAGTCGCTGCGCTCTGAGGCAGAAGATGCAAGGTCAACACCAATTCTTCGAGAACCCTCTGGTACGCGGTCAACCCGTTGAAAGTTTTCATAACGGAAAATGTTGCCGCCCATAGATGTCACGTCGTTTTGGAACTGCAGCATGAAGATTGGGGTTCCAAGCTCCATCTTCTTTTGCTCCATGTCTGCAACGGTATACATCTCCGGCCAAAGAACTTGATCGTCTTCCAGGGCTCGACGCTGGTAGTGCGGAACGTGCTTTTTTATAAGTTCAGCGTAGAAATCGTCTTCATGCCACCTTGTTCCAATGTACCAACGCTTAGCTTTTGGAACAAGCATAGGATCAACAACCTGCCAGTACGTTTCGCTGGCTTTTTGTCGCTGAACGGCAGTGGCATTTTCTTTCATCCCCACCATGTCGTCTGCAAAAAGGATATCGAGACGAGCGCCAGGCTTAATTGACCCAAGCCCGTCTGCAAAACAAGTGGAGTCTTTGCCAAGGTTGGCTCCCTTAACCGTCCAAACCTCGTCAGTCCACTTTGATCCAATTACCCCATCTTGTGCCCAAGGAAAAATTTCTGCAAAAAAGGGAGACTCGATCAACGTTTTAATTGCTCGTGATCGAGCCAGTGCGTCAGACATAACTGCGGTCAATACGCCAATGCGAACCTTCCCTTTGGTCAAACCAATCATTCTTGCGGCCCGGTGAATCAGCTGGGTTGTTTTGGCATGGCCACGGGGCATAAGGACAAGACCACGGTCGTTTTCGTCAAGAAACTGCTCCATCTCTCGAAGATGTCGCGGGAAAACAAGCCCACTAACGTATTCGGCAAACGCGGCGTCTGAGGTCTGCGCTCGAACACGCAGCCACTCTCGGTATTGATTATTGACCGTCACGTGACCCTTCTTCTGCGGAGCCTTCAATCACTTTCAGGCTGTCGCTAACCTCTGTGGCCCACATTTGTAGGCGCTTTGCAAGCTCGGCCGGGGGAAGTGTATCGATTTCGTGCACATTATTAATTTGAATAGCAACGTTAGTATTTCCGCCCCGAACAGCTGTTTCTGGCGTATACGCCCCGGTCAGCTTCGCCAATCGATCCACGACCTCAAGCTGTAACTTCAGGAAAATTGCCTCTTCCTTAGATCCTCGTGCTCGGGCAGCACCGCCAGCAGCCATTTTGCCAATTAAGTTCGCTCGCTGGATTAACTCTAATCGACTTGCAGCAGCATCCGGCCCTTCTTCAGACCACTGCTTCCTGATAGCATAAATGTGTTTCCGGACAGTTTCCGGCGAAAGGTCAACGGCAGTGGCGATTTCCGGCATCGGAACACCCTGCAGGTGAAGACCTTTAATCTTTTCTCGCAGCGCGGTAAGTTGTTCGGCGCCAACGCGCCCTCTCTTTGCCATAGTTGTAGTATACCAAAGGAAATTTGCATGATCAGCACTTGCGACACCTGCGAAATAACCGCCCAACGTGCTTGCAGGCTATGTAAAACTACGTTTAAACGCTGTAAAAACCACCCGATTAATCAAGAACTTTGCTATTCTTGTGACGCGGCATCTGAGCTTGTGGTGCTGCAGTGCGCCAATTGCGGCGCACGCATGCAGGAGCTTAAGTGCAAGTTAATCTGCGAGTGCGGCTATTTTGCCTCTTGCTCAGACTATTATTGAGGTGCATATGTATCGTGTCCCAATCGACGGAGGAGATCTCCAGCGCCTACTTGCCAGAGATTACCCGGAGTTTAAATCGATTAAGGATGCCTGTGCGGCCGCTGGACCAGATTTTGGCCTTACCGCAGAAACAATGAGATGCTACGCCTCGTCAGGCGTGCCAAAGCGCAGCAAGGCCTATAACAAGATCCGTTCTCGACTCATGCAGATGGAGCAAGAAGAGGCAACGGCCATGGTGGGAATTCAAATTGCCAATAAGAAATTGCTTGAAGCTATTGACAATCAGGTTCGGGCGTTTGAAAATGCAGCAGAGAACCTTAAAAGGCTTCGATCCGGCCTTACCGGCTAACCCGGTTTTTCTGTAACAATAGGATACATTATGGCAAGTTCCACGTATGACATTACGGCTGAGCAGGGCGCAAACTACACGGCCACCCTGACATATCGGGATAGCTCAAACGTGCTCATCAACCTTACCGGTTACACCGCGCGCATGCAGGTGCGCAAGACTATCGGCTCTTCTGCCCCCTACCTTTCATTAACGAACGCATCCGGCATTACGCTTGGTGGAGCAGCTGGAACGGTTGCCATAGCTATTTCTGCTGCAGCTCTCGCCGCCGTACCCGCCGGTAACTACGTTTACGATCTTGAGCTTATCTCCGGAGCCGGTGTTGTTGTCAGGCTGATCTCCGGGGACTTTGTTGTCACCGGAGAAGTCACCAGATGAGCCCAGATGTAAGCATTGTTGATATCAACCTAACCGTTACCGAAGAGGCAGAGAACACGGTAACGGTTGCACCGTCTGCAAACACCATTACCGCCAATCAAACTACAAGCAGTGTTACGGTTGCTTCTGTCGGCCTTCAGGGGCCAAAGGGTGACACCGGATCAACCGGATCAACCGGAGCAGCCGGATCACAGGGGCCACAAGGGCCACAGGGTGAGACTGGACCCCAGGGCCCGCAGGGAACTGGCGCATCTCATACAACCTATACGCATAACCAGAACGTCTCCTCGTCAACCTGGACAATTACGCACAATCTGAACTGTTTTCCCTCTGTCATGGTTGTAGATTCTGCCGGTAGTGTCGTGTACGGCAACATTGAGTATCTTGACAACAATAGCCTGCGGCTGACGTTCGTTGCCGCCTTTGGCGGGAAAGCCTACCTGAACTAAGGGGGAAGACGTGAAGTTCCTAACCAACCTAGATCTCCAGAAAAATGAGTTGCAGAACGCGGCAATCCAAAACCTTGCTACCGATCCGGCATCGCCAGTTCAGGGCCAGATTTATTACAACACCGCTTCTGATGCCATCAAGGTCTACGACGGTGCCGCATGGATTACATTGGCCACCGGCGGCGGAACAGTTACTTCGGTAACCGCATCCAGTCCGCTTGCCTCTTCCGGCGGCAATACGCCAAACATTACTATCCAGGACGGCACGACCAGCCAAAAGGGTGCCGTACAGCTTGAAAACTCCACCTCCAGCACCTCAACGACCACGGCTGCTGTTCCAGCGTCCGTCAAGTCTGCTTACGACCTCGCTGCAAGCAAGGCAAGCACCTCAAACAAGCTAAGTGATTTTGCAGCAACCTCTTCTACTGAGCTTGCTGGCGTTATCTCTGACGAGACCGGCACAGGCGCTCTGGTGTTTGCTAACAGCCCAACGCTCGTTACGCCTGCACTTGGGACGCCATCAAGCGCTACCCTTACAAATGCAAGCGGCCTTCCAATTAGTACTGGTGTTTCTGGCCTTGGAACCGGTGTTGCCACGTTCCTTGCAACACCATCTTCTGCAAATCTGATTTCTGCTATTACCGATGAGACCGGAACTGGCGCGCTAGTTTTTGCTAACTCCCCAGTCCTTAATGGTGCAGAGATCACAAATACTGGCGGAACACCACGCATTCACGGCGTGTACCTCCCAGATGGTCACAACATTGTTTTTGAGGGCGCAACAACGAATGAGTTTGAAACGACTCTTACTGTTGTTGATCCAACTGCCGACAGGTCAATTAACTTGCCAGATGCTTCTGGTACGGTTGCTTTGACCGCAAACAAGTTGAGCGACTTTGCTGCAACAACCTCTCTTGAACTGAAGAACACCATCTCCGACGAGACTGGCTCTGGCGCGTTGGTATTTGCTACCAGCCCAACGCTGGTCACGCCAGCGCTTGGAACTCCAGCAAGCGGCGTGCTCACAAATGCTACGGGCCTTCCTATCAGCACGGGTGTTGACGGGCTTGGCACTGGCGTTGCAACGTTCCTTGCAACTCCATCTTCGGCAAACCTAGCAGCGGCGGTAACCGGAGAGACGGGAACTGGTGCACTGGTCTTTGCCAACACGCCAACCCTTGTTACGCCAAACATTGGCGCAGCAACTGGTACAAGCCTTGTGCTTTCTGGTGACCTTACGGTCAACGGAACAACCACCACCATCAACTCAACTACCCTCACGGTAGACGACAAGAACATTGAGCTTGGTTCAACTGCAAGCCCAACCGATGCTGGCGCTGATGGCGGCGGTATTACCCTTAAGGGCGCTACGGACAAGACCTTTAACTGGGTTGACGCAACTGATTCGTGGACCTCGTCTGAGCACTTGAACCTTCTTACTGGCAAGAAGTTCTATATCAACGGCACAGAAGTCCTCAGCGGCACCACGCTTGGCTCAGGCGTTACTGGCTCAAGCCTCACTTCGGTTGGCACGATTGCCACCGGTGTGTGGAACGGCACCGCAATCGCCATTGCAAACGGCGGTACTGGTTCGACCAGCGCCGGCGATGCCCGCACGGCTCTTGGCCTTGCGATTGGCACGGACGTTCAGGCATACAACGCAACCCTGGCCGCAGTAGCTGGCGGAACATACAGCGGCGATGACAGCATTACAACCGTCGGCACGATCTCTGCTGGTACGTGGCAGGGTACGGCAATTGACTCGACTCGCGGCGGAGCGCTTCGCTACAACACCAGCGCCACCTGGACCGCCGGAGAGGCCAAGACGATTACCCACAGCCTTGGAACCAAGGCAGTTGTCGTTTCTGTTTATGACTCAACAGATGCAGAGGTTTTCTGCGACATTGTAACGGCCACGACAAACACCCTGACGGTCACCATCAGCCTTGCAGGGACGTATCGAGTCGTCGTTCTAGGGTAAGATACCCCTATGCCAAAATTCGTTAGCGATGTCCTTGTTCACGGGCCAGTAAAAACAGCCACAGGCAATGCCGACCCAGCCGTTTATGTGGGCGACGACGCGCTGATCTTTGACGCAGATACCGCAGATACTCTTGGTATTCAGGGACAGCAAACTGCTACCAACGGAGGGATTGTCTTCGGCTCCGGCAAGGATACAAACTTGTATCGTGGTGGGGCAAACCTGCTTGAAACCGATGACGCATTTGAAGCTGGTTCTTACATCAAGAGCGGCATGACAGCCCAAAGGTACAGCGGCGGCGGATCTGCAGTCAACACTACTGGCGTTGGAACTGATTATGCTGATATTTCTGGGCATACGGTAACTATCACGCCTAACTATGTTGGTCAGAAGTGGTTGATTACCTACACGGCATCATCACACACAAATAACAACACCGACCAATACATTATTTATCAAGTTTTTGTTGCTGGCAGCGGCCTTTTTTTCACGAGAACGGCCAACATTGAGAGCGGAATTAACTACACAACTAACGTTAGCGGCATGGATGTCTACACATCTGTTGGCACAAGCGCCGTAAACGTGACGGTTGGTGTTCGAATGCAATCTTCAACCAACGTTACCGTAAGCACATACTATGGCCGGCTCAACGCCGTACCGCTAGCATAAGGAGGAGATATGAGCGACGTTATTCTTATCATGACTGCAATTTGCCGGACAGCTGAGTGTGAGGCAAACGGCATTCCAAACGTGTACGAGCAAGAATCCGGCGTTGATTTTGTGGTACACTGCGGACAGTGTCAACATGCAATTGAAGACATCACAGCGACACCAAAGGAGTAATCATGGAGCAACGAGTAACAACTGAGCAGCTGATTTACAAAATCGGCGCACTTACACTAGAAAACGATATCTTGCGCGCGCAGATTGAGCAGCTACAACAGCAGCTTGCGGCCGCAACGCAAAAGGAACAAAACGCTAAGCCAGTAACAACTGGAAGCATCAGCGATTAATTAGTTAATCGTTTTGTATTAAAGAGTCTGTCGGTTTTTTCCGGCAGACTTTTTATTTGTTGTTCGTTAAGTTTTAATTAAGTATATTGTGCACGTCAATCCCTACTTGCGCATAACATGATGAGGTGCAGATGTGACGTCCAGCCAGGTCGACAAAATTGTTGAGCGACTCGAAAAGATCGAAGAAGAAATTTCTGCCATGCGTGTTGAAATGGCAGAAACTCGCGGCGCCTATCGACTTGCAAAATTCATTATTGGAATTCTTGGTCTTACCGGGATTAGCAGCTTTGTGGCTTGGATGGCAGGGCAGGGCAAATGAGTACTAAGCTTGTTACTGTTGCCGCAACTGCTTGGCTTATTCTGGCGACGCTTGTATATGGCGTTGTGGCCGGCCCGGTCTCGGGAAGCCAAAACAATTACGTTAATCGCACACAGGATTTCTGGATTAATCTGCCGGAGCAGGGCGAACTTCACCTTTGGACGGACCTGTGCGATGACACCACATCTCCTTGGTGCCCTGGAACGGTTGACTCTATGCTTTGGCTCTACGATGGCAATGGATCGCTCCTTGCCGCCAACGACGACTCGTTTACCGAGCACACGGGCGGATACTCACTTGCTTCAACGATTCGCATTTCCCTGCCCGCTGGCGATTATCGAGTCCGAGCTGGCGTCTGCTGCGGTGACCCAACGGCTGACCGCTTTGGTGGCAATCACTACTATTTGATCAGCAACTTTGCGGCCGAGCTTGCACCAGGAACGCCATCGGCTACGTGGACACCAACGCCACCGCCTACCCCGACTCCTACGCCCACACCAACTCCTGAGCCAACGCCTACGCCAACTCCTGAGCCAACCCCAACGCCCGTGCCAGACCCATACCTAAACGCGCCAACCGGTCTTATGGTGACCGTTTACATTGATGGGAATGTTTATCTAACGTGGAATGCCCCAGAAGCAAGCGGCACCGACATTGAGCGGTACGGAGTGTTCTGGACCACCGGGGACCTTGCGGGCTGGGCTGCCGCTTCCAGCGAAACCAATATGGGCATTAGCAGCAACGTCTTTGCCATTACCGGCGGCACTGATCAAACCTACACATTTTGGGTCAGGGCTGACAACGACACGCTAGGCATTCTTTCGCCTATCTCGGCAACGGTTTCTGTGTTTGTTCCGGCCCCGCCACCGCCAACCCCAAGCCCTACACCTGAGCCAACCCCAACGCCGACCCCAGAGCCAACGCCTACGCCAACCCCTACTCCGACACCAGAACCGCCAACACCAAGCCCTAGCGTGGCTCCTACCCCCACGCCAGAGCCTTCTGTGACGCCGTCTCCGACGCCACGTCCCAGCCCTAGCCCGGAGGTAACACATGAACCGACCCCGTCTGCCACACCCGAGCCGACGCCCGAGCCAACGGCCACCCCTACGGAATCTCCGACCCCTTCTGTTGATCCCAGCCCTGTACCTACTGACACACCTGGACCAATTGATCCAGGCGCTGCTGTGGGGGCTGTGACAGAGGCTATTGGGGAAGCTGCCGAAGCTATTGCAAACACAATTGGTGATAGTGTAGAAAACGTTGGTAAAGCCGTCACCGCAATTACCAATCTCGGCAAGGACCTTTCGCCAGAGGAAAAGGAGAAGGCTGCCCCAGTCGTGGTCGCAGCAGTCGTGGTGACGCAAGTAGCCCAAGCTGCAGCCGCAGCTGCGGCAGCCGCAAGCGCGGGAATCTCAGGTGGAGGCGGCGCAAGTGGCTCGTCTTCTAGTGGAAAAAGGGGGAGAAACTAAACATGCTTAAAAACGCAATCAACGATGTTATTGCTGGGGGATGGACCATCTTTGGTTTGGCTATCGCCTGGGCCGTGCTTCCGGAGGGCGAGACCCGCGACGTAGTGGGCTCGATCCTCTTGGCGCTTTCTGGCGCCTGGCTTATTACCGGTCCGCTTCGCTGGCGCGAAGACGACTAAGTAGTTCCTAGCAAACAAAAAGAGGAGGGGCCTCACGGGGCCCCTCCTCTTTTATTTTACCCTATAACGATTATCCCTGGCGGCTGTCATCCTCAAAGTTCTCACCGGCAAGGCTGCCAGCAAGCTCGTCTGCGATTCCATCTCCGTCAGTGTCAATTGCGCTACCGGTAATGTGAGCCGTGCTCTCGGCAGCTGCCTTCTCCTCAGCCTTGGCGACCTTTGCCTTGCCGACGCCAAACTTGGCATCCTCAGGGTTCAGGGCGCGGACGACAACCTGCAAGCAGGCGGCCAGACCGGCAGAGATTACGACTCGGAAATCTTCGCCTGAAATATCAAGCAGCGGAATACCAAGACCGAGCGCAACGGCAATCGACGTTGCGATAAAGGCGCGTGCGGCCTCCAAGAGCATCTCGTCAATGCCCGTGTTAGCCATGATCCATAGAACTGCGTTCTTAATGGCGCTCATGTGTACTCCTTCTATTACTTACCGCAAGTCGGGCACTTTGCCGGACTGACGGGCGCCTTTGCGGGCGCTGGTGCTACTGGTGCCGCTGGGGCTACAGGAGCTGCCGCAGGCTTGGGCGCGACCCAACCCTTTGGTGCTGAAATGATAATAACATGCTTGTGTGGTGGCGCAACGTGCTTCTTGCTTACGCGCTTAGAGTCGGCAAGGATCTTGAGGGTTGCCTCGTCAATCTTTACGCCAAACTGCTCGGCACCCTTGCCGGAACGCGTTGGGCACGCCCACTGCCAGCCATCAATTGGGTCGTAGACAGCCGCAGTCATGTGGCCGTACGTTCGAGTAGGCTGCTTCTGCTTGACCCACCACCAGCGCTGCCACTTGGCATGCCACGCGGACACTTCAAGGTCCTTAGGATAGCCAGCAGGCTGCTCAACCCACACGCCCAGAGCCGCACCGGCCTTGGCGGAGTTGATGACGTCGTTCCAGTCCGTTGCCCAGCGAGCTTCGGCACCAAGAACCCGTGCGGTTTTAATAAGGTCCGCAAGCGTTGAACCGTTGTCGCTAACGCCTTGCTTTTCAACAAAGCCGGTAGCCTTTGCCTTGGCGGCAATGCCGTCTGCGGCGGAAAAATCTTTGCCCGGAGCGTACTTAAACGCCCAAGAAACTGCTGCAGCCATAGAAGACGGGCCGCAATCGTCGAGAATCCCACCTTTTTCCTCGTGATCAAGCTGGGACTTAACCTTAAATTTCATGGGGTACCCCTTTCATATATGTGCCTCTCGGCTATCACATCATACGGAATAGGGCAAGGTTAGGCATTGCCTTCGAGTTCTGCGAGGCGGTCCTCAAGGTCCTTAATTCGCAGAAGGGCGGTTGCAAGAATAGCCGTTGGCTCAATGCCGTCAATCATTATCCCTGCGCCATCGTCCCAATACGTTACCGCCTCAAGCAATCCAGCAGCGTGAACCTCTTCGGCAATAAACCCAAGGTGCCTTCTCCCTGCAGTTTCATCGTTTCGCTTAAAGAACCTTGGTCGAATATTCCTTGCAATGCTTAAGAATTCATCTTCCGGGTACTGAATTGTATTCTTATAACGCTGGCTTGACGATGAGCGCTTTAATTCCCAACGAGCGCCAGAGGCGGGCTGGTGCCAACGAGCGCTAGAGCTGATTGCGTCAGAAACAGTGGTCATCCCAGAAATTGCAGACATTGGGATGCCAAAATTGGGAAGAAGTTGATCCATGTATAGATCTGCGTAAGTTGATGTTCCGCTTCCGCTATAGAAGTTAATGTCTCCCACAGCATCTGATTGAATTCCTGCGTTGTACGTCGCGTCTCCTCGCCTAAGTAAAATCCTTGGTGTTGTGCCCGATGTGCCGTGCCGAACGATGAGGTCTCCTCCGGCCGCCTGAATGCTGATATCTCCGGAGCTTGAAACAAGGGTTGTAGTTACGCTGCTTGCGGTTAGTACCCCATCAACAGTCAGATCACCGCTAGTTTCAAGAACGTTTGTTGCGCTTTGGAAAAGGTTTCCGCCGCCAATATATTTTGGTGTCAATGCGGCTGTTGAGCTATCTAGAACGGTATTAAATACTAACTCACCGTCTGCGGGGATAACGAGGCTCGCTGTGCCAATATTATTAAGACCGGCATTGTTTCCAAGAATCAATGAGCCCGCTGCGACTGCTCCTGCGTCCCCTGTTGTTTGCTGGAATCGAGTAAGTCCACCGCCAAGGAATTGCAGGCTCTTGTACGCCGTAAAACTTGTTATCGTGCCGCTCGCTGTTGTACCTGTAGGCATTTGATAAGTGAAACTTACCCCTGGTGTGACAGCAGTGACTTTTGCGTTAAGAACATAAAAATTTGCAGGGGTAGTCGCTGTGGTAATAAACATTCCAACAAGAATGTCTGTTCCCGTGTATGTCACTACAACGTTTCCAGTTGTTGTATTTCTTGTTGCGGTATAACCAGCGCTCTTTACAAGGGTGCCATCGGTGAGAATCAGGGATGCACCCTGGGAAAGGCTCGGTTGAAGAGTTAACTTTCCTGTGTTCGTAGTGTTAATTGTTGTATCTGTTCCAATAATTGTAACGTTAGTTGCTGTAAGGTCGCCTGTGCTTGCAACGCGGAACGGCGCAGAAGATGCAGTGCTGTTTCCAGCAAAGAATGGGAATGTTCCAGGAAGCAGTCCAACCGCAGATGCTCCAGTTCCCGCAGTAAGGGACGTTGAGCTTAGAGTAAATCCGCCAATAGAGCCGCTTGTGGCAGCAAGGACGCCGGCTGTGTTCACTGAGAACTCAGCCGTGGATGGGGTAGCGCTTCCTGCCCAGATGCCCTGGAAGGTTGGGGTGATAGCGTCTGGGTAGCTGCCAACGCGCACAACGCCTTCCCCTGAGCCAATCGTAATTTCTGTGGCTGCAATCTCGCCGACGATGAGCGTAGAGGCAACTGTGCCGGAGGTAATGTGAATAGATCCATCAGCATTCTGGGTGTAGGACTTAAGAACCTTGATTGCAACTGGTGCGCCAAGTGTTGGTAGCGTAATGTCCGCCGCAGATAGGTCAAGCTCAATGTCGTTGCCAAAGCGCTGCTTAAAAGTAAATGTTGTGCTCGTTGGTGCATCGGTAACGTAAGCGACACCGTCAATGGTCTCTCCAATCCCAGCAAGCTCGATGTAGTCTCCGACAGAAAAGCCGTGAGCCGCGCTAGTGGTAACAGTGACCGTGCTTAGCTCTGCGGGGTTATCGGGGTCGTCGTACGAGCGAGTTACCGCAGTTACTGTGAATGCTTTGCCGACATACACGGTAGAGGCGGTGGACGCAGTCAGCCCGCTGGTAATGTCGCCCTTGCTGTAGGTCAGCGTATTTGTTGAGACGGTGGCAGATGCGTAGTCGACCGGACCGTTGGTCGGGAGGTTGAGACCAACGCTGCCAAGCAGGGTGCCGGTGGTGAAGTAGAGCCCCGATACACGAACGTAATCGCCGGTGATGAGGCCGTGCCCACCTGGAAGCGTTAGGCTTACGGTGCCGGTGCTGGTTGAGACGGCTGTTGCGGCAATAGAGCCACCAGTAAAGCCTATTTGCACAGCGGCATGATCTTCTGGGGCTCCGTACCACTTGGTGTTCCAGGATGGGACTGTTTGGATAAGCCCGGCGCGCATGAGGTTGGCGTCGATGACGCCTGACTTGATGTAGTTAGCATTGATCGTAGTGCCCGTTGCCCGGCTAGAAGAGAGAACAGTCTCGCTTCCAGCAAGAACTTGGATGCCAGAAGAATCGCGCTCATCCTGCGAGTTGACAATTGTAAGGCCGTCGCCATTGATCTCAACAGCAGAAAACGAGCTGCCAGAGTTACTGTTAATCTTGCCGCTAGATATTTTATCAAGAATCATGTATTTGGCTCCTGTAGGTCTGGCACTCCGGCAAGGAAAAGATTATCGCTAATGTAAATCCATCCCGTATCGCTGGAGGTGTTAAGATAGCCCGCTGGAACATATGACCATGGACCAAATAGTTCGACTCCGGTTGCAATGTCCTTGGCAACAGCTCGTACTCGATACTGATACCGGTATTTAATGTCAACTCCCTTGCCGGCAACTTTGGATGCATCGGTATCGCCGTCATCAGTGTACGAAGTTGAAGTCGAGATTGCAAGGCGATCCCATCTTGACGCGGTATCTGACCCAACCTCTTCATACCATGTGACTACAATGCTTGGGAGATCCCTGCGCCGCTTTGCTGAGATAGCAATAATTCCAGACGTAGCTGGGGCAAATTGGTTGTAGGTGATTGTTCTTCCATCAGAAGAAACGCTGGTAACCTCATACTCACCAGAGATAGGCGGATTGTTAGTTGCCTTTTTGCCAATCTGCCCGCCAGCGACGGTAATATATGATCCAACTTTTAGGCCAGTGCTTGCCGTATATTTCAGCGTAACTACCGCAATCCCACCGGCGGATGCGGCAGATCGTTTCACGGCAAAATTTGTGCTACTAACCAATGCATCTGTCATGTTTGCAGTGCTTCTTCGGCCTTGCTTAAGTTTTTGCTTTTTTTGCGCAATTTCAAAATGGGTAACTTTTTTATTTCGAGGGTCTGTTCGATCAATGCTCCAAGTCAACACAACATTTTGTCCGGTAGTGGTAACTTTGCCGTCGTTATCAAATGATTGCACCAAGAAGTTTGTTACCTTGCTGGGCGTCATGTACTTTACGGAGCCACTCCCAAGATTTTCTGTAAGCAGCTGCTTTTGCACGAGGATAATTGCATTTTTCTGGAACGCAGGCTCCCCGGCAAGGGTGACGTTGTAGTACATTTCCCCGCCCAAAACGGTGGTTGTCTGGCTCTTTACAACCAGCGGCTCGATGATTCCAACCTCAGACCAGAAATACGGAATAATCGAACCGACGGTCAGCCTTCCAGATGAGCCGTTGTTTGGATGCGCAAAATCATACGACTCGATGCTTTGCCCATTCTCTGCCCAGAAAGAGCTGGCAGCAAGCGCTGCGTCCTCAATGGTTTCTGGGTTGGAGTCGGTCTTAGACGCCTCAATGATTTTTCCGTGGGTGTTCCAGACCCCCTGGACGTAGTCAAACGTATACTTGATGACTTGTCCAGTAACAACATATGGGGTGATAATGTTGTTGCTAGAGTCAACAGTCGTAGCTTTGCCGTACAAGTATAGGCGATTTGCCTGTGTCCCCTGTTGCGAGATATTTTCTGGAGACTCAAACGTCCTAAACGGCAGAATTTCGTTAAGGTCTGTGTCAAAAAGCATTTCTGTGCTTGATCCTGGTGCAATACCGTAGTCTGCAAAGCCAAATGCCGATGTAATTTTTACAACTTTTGGATCTGCGTAATAATCATCATAAGAATTAGTGTGACTGGTGTGGTGGAAGATAAGCGCAGCCTGGGTAATTCCTGCGGTCGTCGGAACCTTAACCATGCCCCACATCTTCTCCCAAGAATTGTTTGCAGAAACTCCGGAACCGATAGGTTTTTCTGCGCCAACCTGCGTTCCGCTTGCATCGTAAAAACGAATCTTTATTAGTGACTTTGCAGCGTCAGATGTTTTTATCATTGCTGAGGCAAAGTAGACTTGATTGGCAGCAACTGGGAAGAATGCAGAGCGGGCAATAAGCTCTGACGATCCAGTGGCTGCTGCGGAGAATCCGTACCCATACGGCCCGGAAGAGCGGCTGCTAATTGTAAACGAGCCAAGCGTCCAGTCCTTGGCGCTTGATCCGCCAAACTTATCCTCAAAGGTTGGATTTTGTACAAGGTTTTTAACATTCCTACGCTGGTAGTGCAGCTTCTTGTTCGCATCTACCCAATACTGCGATCCAGTCTTTTTGGAAATGTAGTCCATAGCCTGACGAAGCGTCATGCCGTTAAACGGTTCTTTTGCCCGATTTGCTTCGTCTTTTCCTGGGTGATCTGCAAGATAGCGATAGTCATTTGTCTCAGAGAGAAGATCGGACAGGGTGAAATAATGCGCCATCCACGACACAATTTGCTCTCGCTCGGTGTTTCGCAAAACTCGATCAAATACATAAATGTTGCCAATCAAGCCGTCAAAGAACGAGGTGGCAGTTCCAGAATTAGTGTATCCGTAGCCAACAGTAAAGTTTCCGCGATTGGTGACCGCCCTGGTTGAGGGTGTGTTTGTCTGCGGGGTTTCATCGTTTTTTTGAATTGTCAGCTTTCCAGATGTTCCATAGGTTTCGTCGCCGCTTTCTGCAGGATACATATGCGATCCGGTTGGGTTATAGGAAACATAGACAATTGCCGTCTCATCCGCAGCAACAGTCAGCGTGCTGACAAACCGCTCAGTGGAGCCGGAATTGTTAATGGTCATGAAGCACAATGCGCCAGAGTCGTTGATTTGCAGCTCTCGGCGCTGGCCGGTGCCGGTTGATCCGTGATGCCAAATTGTTTGATACTGGCCGGATGATGGCAAGGATTCTGGCCTAATAACGCAGATCGAGCTCATCATTCCTCCGGCTGCATAGAACCCAAGTCCGTCAGATGAACAGCTGCCGGTCGCAGCATTTTTTGCAATTGTCGATCCGGCTAAGGAGAATTTAAACGTGCCCTTGGTAACATTGTCTATGCCATAAGTACCATTGAGGCCGGTATATGGAGAATCTGCGGCTATCGTGACGCTCTGACCCTCGGCAAATGAGTGAGGAGCCTTTGTGTAAATAGTAACAATATCCGATGCTCGCTCAACAAAGGCAATCTCAGCAGACTGCCTTGTGCTAAGCCCCATGTATTCCGATGATTCAAAGTCGACGCTTTGCCGCCCCCCAAGGTAAACAATCGAGTCATTCGGCATGGTTACAAAAGAGGCGCTTGGGGTTGCGGCTGAGCGAGAACCGCTGGCAACCGCGTCCCAAGCGTAGTATGGAAGAGAAATGTACGCCCCGGCCTTGACCGCCCTTGCTGCCTTAACGGTGTCCGCCCGCTCGTCGGAAAACTTAATGTACGACAGCGTCTTAGTTGAAAAAGTTACCGATGTTGTGGCAATTTGAGCGTTAGTAAATTTCTTTGTAAACTTAATATTACTTCCGGTGCTTGGGTAATACAACACTGCAGAAGTGCCACTTCCGGTTGCCGACCCCTCCCCCAGAATGGTGACTGCAGTTGCATTTGCAGAGGTATATCCAGTTGGTAAAGTGACGTCCACGACGTCGCCTTTATTGAACGGGTGCGCGTTAAATTCTGGGTAGCCGCTCGCATTCTTTGAAATAATAATCTGGGCAACGTTGTTTGTTCTCCCAACATAGGAGACCCTAAGCGGTAAGCCGGAATTTCCTTCTGCAGCGCCACTTTCGGTAACAGTAAACCGACCGTCGAATGTCGCATCTCCGTTAATTGTGATGACATCCCCAACATTAAAATATTTTGTAGCGCTGTCGTACCATACTGTAGTAATGTCAGCAATTCGTTGTGCTGCAATAATTTTAAGGCGTTTTTCTGCTGCGGATATTGTTTGAAGTTCGTTTAGCAGAACAAATGACGAATAAGCAGTGCCGCCAGAAGCGTAGGTTCTTGTGGTGACATTGCGAATTTTAAACGTAGTTGCCGTTGCTTCTTCAATAATTGAAAAGTCAACGTTGTAGCTTCCCTCAGTTCCGGCCCCAGAGTGCGTTATTCCTGTAATTCCCACAGGAGAGCCGACTTTAAGCGTATTGTTTGCCGTGTAGGTTGTATAGATTCCGTCGCAAGTTGCGCCAGTAATAGTTGCCGATTGAACCGAAAAGCCAGGGTCGATGTCGGTGGTAATTCGCAGTACCTTTGAAGACTGACGGTCGCCACGGAATCCGGCAGTGTAATCACCCGGTCGATTTGTATCTACGTTGCCCAGATTCAAATACTGACCAGTTTGAAAATTGTGATCTGAAATTGTAGTAATGTCGATATAGTTGCTTGCGGCATTGTATGCGCCAATTTGGCTAACAATGTAGCGCTCCGTAATGGCATTCTCAATTCGATATAGACGCAACCGCTCGTCCGAGTCTAGGGCCTTCGGATCGACTGCGGATCTGCCGTCATCAGACTTTCCCTCGGAAAGCGGCAAAAGGATTTTGGCCCCAAGTTTTTCTGGGTATGAGGCGTCTGGAACATACGTGATTGGGCTAAAGCGCCAATCACTTCCGCCCGTCACGACATAGTTCGTTGCGGTGGTAAGAGGGTTGTCGTAATCGATAGCGTTGGAGATGGATGATCCGGTATATGGGTCGGTCTTATTGATGTCCTCAAAAAAAGAGATGGTGTATGGGGTACTGCGCCCAGACGTCTCATCTGCAAGAACGGTGTAAGAAGAAGTGCTAAGCGCTGTGTAGGAGACAAGTGAGAGAATTGAGGCAACGGTGTAAGTACCGTTGTAGTTTGTCGTTCGGTCAATTTCTACCTTCTGCCCGACAATCACATCATGCGAGTCGTCAAGGGTAACGGTAATTAAGCGCTTTGGGCTGCCGCCACCGCTGCTGCCATTGACGATTTTGGTCACCTTAACGCCGTTTTTTTCCTTGTCGGTTAGGTAGCCACCACGAATCAGCTGATAATCGTACGTTTCATAGGGCGCTTTGTACCGGTCAATAACCACTTCGTCAAGAAGTGCGGTGTAGTCGGCGCACTTGATTTTTGTTGTGATAGAGCCGCCCTCACGGACCCGCGACACCTCAGTAACAATTCCACCAAAAATGAGTGTGTTGTCTTCATAGATCTGTACTTCTGTGCGAGCCGGAATCTCAAAGTCGTACGTCGGGTCATTAAGGGCAGCTTGTACTTGGTCATCTACGGAGGCCCCAGAGTAGCCAGACCAGCTTGTAATTGAGTGGGGGAACATGGTAAACATTGAGAACTGCGCCTCTCCAAGCGACCCGTCTGAGCTCTCCGTAAACGTAAATGCGCTATCCGAGCCGCCCTCAGAAAAACTAACACGACTGGTAATGCTAAAGAAACCATCGCCCAGGGGGGTATGGTTTAGCAGCTTTGGTTTTATTTTTATGGTTATTGTTCCGGTATAGTCCATGGGTTACTTGGGCCTTACATATCCAGCTGAACGCAGAGCGCGCGTCTGCGCCTCCGCAACCTTCTTGGCAAGTTTATCAATATCGCCGGCGTTAGAGACGTTTGGATTGTTGATTACTACAGAGGCGTTGACGGTTTGGCCGCCAGCAACCGGGGATACCCCTGACGGAGCCCGCAACTTGTGATTCGGGATGATGCTGCCTCCAAGGCCGCCAGGAACAAGGAGCTCTGGGCCACGCTCGCCAACCATGTATCCCAAGTTTGGCCGAACGGCACCACCAAAGGCCCGCCCGCCAATCTTGCGGGTTGGCTCACCAGAGAACGGAACATTTGACCGGCTATTGAATGGGAACGGGGCATTCGGTCCAACGTTATACACCGCCCCACCACCGGCCTGGATCATCTGGGTTCCCTGATTTGCCGACTCTGGGTTGATAAAGTTTGTATAAATAAAGTCGCCAAGCATTCCGCCAAGGATGCTGCCGACCATGCCGCCGATGAATGGGATTGGAATCAAATTGCCAAGGAGGCCGCCAACCAGCGAGCCGACGGTTCCGGCCGCCGCTCGCCCCATATCGCCGCCGGTGGCCCCCGTCGTCAGAAGCCCTGCAATCATGGCTGCCGGTCCGCCAATCTTTGGAAGGATGCTAAGGAGGTTAAACGCTAGGGACGGGATGAGCTGGGCGAAGTCCCAGTTGCCACTGGCAGCCATCATTCCAACATCTGCAAGGAATCCTGAAAGGAAGTTACCCTTTTTGGTACCGACAAAACTATCTGCCTTTGCGGCCGTACCCTTAAACCCGCCCTGGTCTGGGGTCCAGGCCTGCATTCCCTTGAGGCTTAGCTTGCCGCCAGTAAACGGTACTGGGACTCTACGAGATTTAGGGGTGTATAGCTCCGGCATAAGCCCCGCAGCAACCGCACCAGGGTCTGTAATTGCCCTAAAACCATATTCCCTTGCCAATTCTCTTGGGTATTGAGATCTGGCTGCAAAAGCGCGTTCCACAAACCCATTTGGGTCGGGCAGTGCACCAGATGCTATGTCGGCTACACCCCTCGTGTATTCAAGGTCAAGCATTTGCCCAGCAGATTGCAGTACGCCTTGCTCCGCCTGGAGCTCGGGTGGCGAGGTTCGCCAGTTATGTGTTGGACTCCTTCCAGAAAGGTTTTGACTTAATGGGTTTCGGAACGTGAACATATCATCTGGCAAAGATTCCATGGTGTGTCCCGCGAAAATTTCAGCAAAATGTTCGTGGATGTTTGTCCCGGAATACGTGGTTGGGCGCGGGAAATCCCTCGGCATGGTGTACTGATATCCCTTGGAGCCCTTCCCCAAGCCATGGTTAAGCGCCAGACTTGTAGCCTCAACTCGAGCTTGGATCGGGTTTAATCCCTGAGCGATAAGGGCGCGTTCGTAGGCTCGAATAAGTTGCTCATTCTGCAAATGGTCTTGAACTTCATAGAAAGCTGATTTTAGGGCACTTACATGACCAAACAATGTGTCTTTAATCGTGTATGGCTTAGGATTAAAATCCGGGTGATTCTTGGGCCTTCCCTGATCATCGTAATCTGGATTTTTCTTATGTTCAAAAATGCCCAGCACTTCTCTATATCTTGCAGAAAAAAGTTTACGAGCTTCGGGATCAACGAGAGAGCGCAGGACTTTAAGAGGGCCAAATGCGTTATTATGCATAAGATGACCAATCTCATGAATAACTGTGTCCGGCGCGCCGCCTTTTAGCTCGCTCCTACGCAACTGTATATAATTGCTATCTGAGCGGGTAACCCTTCCCGCAAAAGATTCTCCACTGATTTGATCTACGATATCAATCAGTAGGCGCTTGCTTGGATCAGAAGGGTCAAACATGCCAAATGGTGCGGCGGCCAACGCTAGACGAGCAGAGCTGGATATTGCATCAATGGAGGCCATGTCTACATAATCCATATAATCATGTGGTATTCGCAGATCTCCCCAGTCAAAACTAATGGTATCTGCTAGGTATCCAGGGAAATCTTTGCCCATTGCCACGCGCCCTGGGCCGGCTCCAAGGCTATCAACCTCTGTAGTGCCTGCGTGACCAAAAACTCCTAGATTGTGTAAAATCTTTCCAAGGAAGCTTGATGGTTGCCTTAAGATTGTTCCGGTTCGAACTGGGCGGCCACGCAAACCTTCGCCCGGCCTCATCCGAACAGAATCACGTCGACCCCCTTCAATATCCTCCACGTCAAATCCGCTATTCGACTTTAATTTGAAAAGGTCAAGCTGTTCGCCGCCAACCGGCTTGATTTCCGGTGCGTCTACAAGCTTAAGGACAAGGTCTTCGGTGACTGCTGGGGGGAGATCTGTAAACAGCTCTGGCTGGGTAAAGATCAGGCGCTCTCGAATCTCGGCAACCCTATCGGCAAATGACTTTCCGGCAACAGTTCTGGCATTTCGCGTTCGCTCAGCTTCGGTCTCAACCAGCCTTGCCCTAACGCGCTTGAAATGCTCATCTGCCGTTGCGGCATACAGCGCGGCCTCTTCTGGGCTCCTAAGAACGCCGGCCCTAAGAAGTTGTGCAGCCTGAGATTCTCGACCACCATAAATCCTGCCCGTTGCTGCCGCTTCAACAATCCTTGCTTGCATCTCTGCAACGGCCTGTGGATCAACAGGAAGGGAGCCGGAAGAATTTCTCCAGTCTGCAATTTGCTGATTCAATACATCCGTTGCGATAGCCATGTTGCCAAGGTCGGTAAAGCCCATCTCTGCAAGCTTTGCGGCCCTTGCTGCTCGTTCGGCATCGGTAAACGGACGGTATTGGTTATTCTCGTCAGCCATTGTTGGCAGGCCAAGAATGGTTTCAATCTGATCAATAGGAATACCGCCAGGAATTTGGAATTCAGCAATCTTTGAGGCACTTACTCCGCCCTGCGGCAAGGCAGACGATAGGCCAACTCGCTTGCTCTCCGGGAACGATGCCGGATCAGTTGCCAAGAATGGGAAGTGATAGTCACCGGAAAGGAAGTCATTGAACGAGGTAGTAACATTTGGCGGCTTATATCCACGTCGCGTTACAACGGAGGTAATAGGAGACGGACCACCCATCGTGGCTAGGTCTTCGGCGCGTCCGCTGAGCAGGCCGCCCAGGTGTTCGTAGTTTGTGTCCAGTCCGCCAACAACAGACCGGATAACGCCCGTAGCAAGAGGTCGTGATCCACGATCCCAAATACCGCGCTTAACAAGATCAAAGGCCGGGTCAAGCTCGTACATATCCCGAAGGCTCATTGGGCGCGATACGTTAGAGAGCTGAGACAACCCCGCCATATTGCGGGCAAGGGCCTCAAGCGGACCAGGAAGCTTTCCGCTACCAGCAAGTCTTGCTAGTGCGTCGGCAAGATCGGGTCCGGGCATAATTGATGAGAGCCCAGCTTTGTAAAGGGAGCTCAAGATATCAACAAATCCGCCAATACCAGCCAAATTGCTGTTGCTCTTTCCTGGTGGCAGGATCTGGTGAATAAATCGGGTTGCTGGGTCTGTGTAGTCTTCAAGCCAACTTAGCGTGCCATCATACCCACGGCCAACGTCAACCGGCCCGCCCTCAGCTCGACCGCCACCAAACCTTAGCTTTGGCATTACGGTTGGGCTTGGCAAATTCAGAAGCTCGTTTCCTGGTGTTAGCCTTGGCCTTTGAGCAGGGTTGAAGCCCTTATTGTAATTAAAGATATCACCAAAGAATCCCAAAGACCTCTCTTGGCCCATATCGATAGACTGCTGTGTTTGCTTTCCGTCCCATACGTTGCCAAAAAGAAGGTCGTAAGCACCGCCGGCAAGGGCATCTAGGGCAGTGGCCACTACAGCGTTTGCAGCAAGCACAGCAGCAATAGCGGTTCCACCACTGCCTACTACTCCTACAATATTTGGAACGGCCATGGCAAGTGCGCCAACATTCATGGCAATATTGCGCACCCAGGCACGAGCAGGAGATTCTCCGCGCTCGCTGGCCGTTGCAATGTCAATAGCGCTTAGGCCGGTGCTAAGGATTACAGTTCCCCTAAACGCCTGGGCCATAGTGGTTGCGGCCGCCTTGGTCATTGCGTTGCCAGGAATCAGCTTTACTTTTCCGTTAGGCAGGTCTTTTAGTACGCCAGGAACAAACCCGCTCTTTGGCGACCACGTTTTAATGTTTCCAGGGCCTTTCCAATCGAATGGTGCAATCTTCCGAACGTTGATTCTGTCCTTAAATCGATCCCACCAAGTTGGTCGCTTAACCACAGCAAATCCGTCATCGCCCTCAAATGGAATTGTTGTCCCCTTGTTATACCCAGTAAACTCTCCATTTGGGCCGCCGTAAATTCGACCAATTCCGCCCATTGGAATGACCGAGTTAATCCACTTTGTATACATCCTAAAGTTAAATGGGAACATTCCCCATGGGCTGCCCTCTGGTTTTGGCTCTGGACCGGCTGTTGGTGTCGGCGTCGGGGTTGGCGTTCCGGTAGGGGTCGGCGTCGGAGTCGGCGATGGCTCCCATGGGATCCATGACGGCTCTGGAGTTGGGCCCGGGGTTGGGACTGTGACGCTGTCTTCACGAATTGGGCCGCCATATCCAACGTATCCGCCAACCGCGCGGCCGTATGCGCCGGCGCGAAGGGCTCCGGCAGAAGACCTGAGAGACGATGGGAGCCTGTGATTTGGCGTGACATATCCGCCGCCGCCCTTGAACATGGTGAGCATTTCCGGCCCGCGCTCGCCAACCATGTATTGTGTTCCGCCGAACAGTCCGCCACCCATTGCCTTAGTGCCCGGATAGTATCCGGCAAGGCTGGACATCACAAGTTGTAGCAGGCTGCCAAACTTCTCCATGAACCCAACGTTAAGGTCGTCATATTGTCCGCTGGTGTATTTTCCGCCAGGAGTGTAGAAGTTCTTCAAGCGCTCAAGCTCGGCAAGGAATCCGCCGATCTGCTTGAACCGCTTTACGCGCTCAGGGTCATTCATGCCAACTTCCGGCTTGATCAGGGCATAGTACTCACGCAGTTTTGTCTGAAGGTTCTTGGTGTCCGAAATTCGTGCCGCAAGCAAATCGACCATGGTCTGGCCCTTGATTGTTCGCGTATCGGTTGATGGGTTCATAATGTTATTGAGAGCGTCTTGAGCCTTCTTGTACGCTGCGCTTTGCGCAAGAACGTTGAGGGCCGCCATAATGGCCTTTGGCATGTTGGCAAATGTAGCGTTGATGTTAGAGTTCAACGCATCCATGAAGCCAGAAGAGAACGACTCCATGAAGGAGTATCCTTGCGCCTGGGCAACGTCAAGGTCTAGGCCAACGTCGCCAAAGATGTCCTTAAGCTCTGTAGACGCCTTGGCCTTGGTAATCTTTCCTTCTTGAATCTTCTTGAGCAAATCATCAATGCGCTCTTGCATCCGTCGCTGGCGTTCCTGCTGATCAAGCTCCAACGCCTTTGCTCGCTGATCGTAATACTGACCAGTCCCAACATACGCGGTGCTTTGCTTGCCTGCCTCAATGGCTGCGGCCATAGCGTCAAGCTGGGCCTTCT